TGTACCGGACGGCCCGGTGGGAGTTGGACGACCGTCATTATGCGGTCGGCTTCGCCACCGATAACGAGTACAACATCCAGGGCTTCCATAGCCCGAACCTCCTGGTCATCCTGACCGAGGCCCACAACATCGAGCAGTCCCACATCGACGCTATCAAGAGACTCAACCCGGCCCGGATGCTTCTGACCGGGAACGCCTTCGCCAGCTCCGGCGAGTTCTACGACGCTTTCCACGGCGGATCCGACTTATACCACACGATAGAGATCGCAGCCGCTGACACGCCCAACATCCAGCAGGGCCGCGAGGTTATTCCCGGCATGGTGACCACCGAGCAAGTGGAGGAGCGGCGGCGAGAGTGGGGCGAGGAGTCGGCCCTGTATATCGCCTCGGTCTTGGGAAGATTCCCCGACAACCTGGAGGACGCCATCGTGCCGCGGTCCCTCCTGATGGACGCCGTCCAGCGCCAGCTTGCGCCAGTTGGCGAGGCCACGCTGGCTTGTGACGTGGCCCGATTCGGCGCCGACAAGACGGTCGTCTACAGAAGGCAGGGGAACGTCTGCCGGCTGGTCTGGAAGGCGCAAGGCCGGGACACCCAGGAGGTCGCTGGACGCCTCAAAGCGATGGCCGAGGACGATCCGGAAGTGACATCCATCGTAGTTGACGACACCGGCGTCGGCGGCGGCGTGACCGACCGGCTGAACGAGGAGAACGTGGCCGGCGGGAGGGTCCGTATCGTCGCGTTCAACGGCGGGGAGAAAGCCAGACGGTCAGACCGTTACGTCAACGCCATCGCCGAGGCATGGCTGGAGTTGGGGCAAGCCTTCCGGGACGGGACCATCGATATCGATGACAACCCGGCGGTGATGGCGCAGCTCTCGTCACGGCGTTACACCGTCCAGGGAGACAGGCGCATCAAGCTGGAGTCCAAGGACGACTTTAAGAAACGGTCCAGCGGCGGAAGCCCCGACGATGCCGACGCCCTGGCGATGTGTTATGCGTCACCGGGGCCGGGGGTAGGGGTCTGGTGATGGAGGAGTCCATGACATCTGAAGATAGACCACCGGAACCTGTCCTCCATGAGGGTCCGAGGACGCCGCATGAATATTTCACCGAGGGCCGGGAGTGGCTGGAGGTGGCGGAATGGGAGGCCATCGAGCATGGGAGGCACGACCGCTCTGCCAATCTTGCGATGCTGGCGATAGCGTCCGCCCTCCTGGCTTTATGCGCCCAGTTCATAGGGGAGCAAGAGACCGATTGACCAACGAACTCCGGTGTACCCATTGCGGAAAACTCCTTGCCGTGAAGGCCGGGAGCGGGACGGTCATCATCTGCTTTCGATGTAAAACCTGGAATGAAAGGCCGTGATAGCCCCAATTGTGGCTGCCCTGGGGAGGGGCTATGGCAGAGCAACTTGATGTAACCACCCAACTCATAGAGGCCCGGGTCGAGATTGAACGACTGAAAAGCAAGACCAGCACAACGCTGACAGGCACGGAATTCCTCACCTTGCTTTTTATGATGCCAATCATCATCTCGTTCGTCCTCATGGGAACTGTTATCATTTGGCGCACCACTTCAAATCCAGCGGAAGTGGCTCCTCATCTCGATCTGGTCTTGGTGGCGATGGGGTTATTCTCTGGGCCGGTAACCGCCTTCATCGCCACCCTCGCGCAAAGGCTGGTTAACGACGGTAAGGGAAAGGAGGACTGATAAATGGGACTCTTAGGTATCGGCGCCAGCATCCAGGCAGTGCAAGACTGGATGGCCTCAATGGGGATGTCTGACGGGCTGGCCTTCTACATGACGGCCCTGGTCAGCATCCTCGGAGGGTCTCTGGTTACGGTCTGCCTGATGACGTTATTGTGGAGATACAAGAGGGTCCTCCTACGAGACCGCGACCTGAAACTGAGCCACTTCCAATTCCCGGCTCTGCCAGGGCTGTCCCTCTTCAACGCACTACGTCTCCCCATCCCATCATTCTCCTTTAACCTCAGCGGAGGGCGCGGAGTAGTCACGGCCCTGGGCATTGTAGGCGTGGCCTTTGGAGTTGCGTTCTCGTTCGTGGTCGCTACGACGGATGATACGCCGGTCTGGCCCGAGCCTGGGGCAGCATACCCTCTGCCGATTGTGCATGGGATCAAGCTGGAACCCGACCCGGAGAACCCGGCGGATGAGAACCAAACCCTGCAAATCAACCTCGCAGCGGGTGTCCGACTGACAACGCTGACTCTTAACAACCTGGACTTGGGGAAGGCGGGGCTTACGGACTGCGTAACCATCCAACGTGCCGGTAGTACGACTGGCTGGCTATATGTAGATAGCTTCACGATGACGGGTGTATCAGCACCGTCATTGGACATGGCGAATATCGAGACTGCCAGCCTAGTCCTCGCAGCCTTGACTGATGGACACGCGATGGATGCCACTATCGATTCAACGATCAGCGATATCAACATAGAAAGTTCCCGTGGTTCCGGCGAGTTCACGGCGCAGAACAGCGTGGTTGACCGTGTGATAATCCAGTTGGCAGGTGATGCTACGATCGGCACCTTGATAATGACAGATGTGGATTGCTCGGTGGGTGGTTTTAATCTTGACTATGTGAAGGCTGGATCCATCACGATGGACGCCACGAGCAGATTCGGCGATGGTGACGGTATCAATACAGCGGATTTCATAATCAATGGCACCGTAAAAGCCAGGATCATAAGCGATTCCTTGGTCGATACTCCGCTAACGGTACGCTAAGAGGATCGAGAGGTGCGCTATGGAGTGGCTACTAGCGAATGGGGACATAGCTCGGAACACTTGGGAATGCGCGCTCTGCCGGCACCGTAGCCGGTCGGAGAGGCACGTCGTCTTGACTATCGAGGATGGCCAGGCGGGACAACAACGGGTGAGGTGCTGCGACCTGGAATGCCTACGCCGCCTTCTGGCGTTGTGGGAGGAATTGGAAATAAAAAAGGTCTATGCCTAGAATCAGCGTTAAGAGCAAGGATTGGGCGGCTGGCCGGAGGTGGGCCAAGCGGAACGCCTTCGTCACTCCTGGCGTCACCTATACGCTCCTCCAGGACGGTCGCCATCTGAGCTACCGTTACGAGGGAGGGCTGATGTATTGCACCGGGACCGGCAATCGGGTCGAGCCATACCGCCCGTGGATATGGTCCGAATGGAATAGGAAACGGAAGGAGAAAGCATGACCGCTCCGAAGTCCCTGGCTTGTGTCTTCGACTCCCACGGCATCTGCGGGCTGGCCGGTTGCTCCTGTCCATGTCATCGAAACGAGTTTATGCCAATCTGCCATATTGGTCGTTAAAACACTTGTAATTCATACGGGACTCCTTTACAATTAGGATAGTAAGTAGGAGGAGGCCCCCATGAAAGACAAGAGCCTAGAACACGCGATCAGCATCGGACGAACCCCGACCTATTTCCAGGGCATTGTAGAGGCCATCAAGTTCGCCAAGGAACAGGCGGCGGAGACGGGCAAGGTTCAGGGCGTCCACAGAACCGGAAGGCCCAAGAACAAGTTCCTAGTCCGAGAAGGCTTTCACCAGGGGTCGGCGCAGTTTGCCTGCTGCTACGTGGCCCACCCCCTGGGAATCAAAGGCTGTTAAAGCGCATAACCCACAAGGCCAGCTAGCCCCGGCCAACCGCCGGGGCTTTTCTTTTGCCTATTAATGTGCTAGGGTTTGCAATTAGTGACCATTTCCGGCAAGTGTCCGAGGCGAAAGCCCGAAGCCGGTGGAGGTTACTTTGGCGTTCTGGGACTTCCTCCGAAAGCAAGAAGACGTAGCAGTCGCCGTCCCGCTCAACTACGATGTGGGCCAAGCGACCTATCCAGACGCATCCTTTGAGTCCTTCGCGACTGAGGGCTATGGCAAGAGCGAGATCGTCCACGCTTGCATCCGCGAGCTAGCGGTCTCAGCGGCCTCTCCCCGGTATTACGTCCAGGCTCCCGCCACCGATGGCGGCGCCGTCGAGATAACCTCCGGCCTCCTCTACGACCTAACCTCCAAGCCCAGCCCGAACTCGGACTGGTATTCGTTCATCGAAAACCTGGTCACCTATCTGATGGTGGCCGGGAATAGCTATACCCTCAAGGAGCGCAACCGCTCCGGTAAGGTGTCCGCCTTGTACCACCTCCGGCCGGACCGGGTCCGGATCATCGGTGGCGACCACGGCGCTGAGGGGTATATCTACGAGGTCGGCGGCAAGGACTACGGCATACCAAGAGAAGACATCTGTCATCTCGCTCTGCCGAATCCCGGCGGCGACCTCTACGGACTATCACCTCTGCAAGTCCTAGCCCGTAACGTCAATCTTGACCTCAACATGACCGACTTCGCGAAGGTTTATTTCCAGAACGCCGGGGTTCCTTCCGGGCTTCTCAAGATCAAACGACGCCTGCAAACCCAAGAGGAAGCGTCAGTCATACGGGCCAGATGGCGCAGTCAGTTCGGCGGGAGGAACAACTTCCATCGGGTAGCGATCCTGGACGAGGATGCGGACTACCAACCGATGGCGAACTCCCCGAAGGACATGGCGCTCCCCGAACTCCACGACCTGACCGAGTCCCGCATATGCGCCGTCTTCGGCGTCCCGGCCATCCTGGTCGGGGCCAACGTAGGATTGCAGCGCTCGACCTACTCCAACTACCGGGAAGCCAGGATGGCCTTCCACTCCGAGACTTTGGAGCCGATGGTCAACCGCATCCTCCGGCATTTTAATCGCAACATGTTTGAAGAATATGCCGGCAACGAGACCTTGACGGTGGACTGGGCCGCGATGCGGTCCGGGCTTGATGACCGGGAGGCGATGACCTCCAAGGTGACCGGCTTATTTGCCGGCGGCATCTTGACCCTGAATGAGGCCAGAGAACAACTCGGCCTGGAAGCCGTCGCCGATGGCGCGGTCCGGAGAATACCGGCAGCGATATTTGAGGTGGCCGAGGGGGCATTAGCCCCGGTCGCCGTTGGAGCCGCTCCGGTGGAGGAGTCCTTACTGGTTGGGACGGTCAAGGAAGAAGCCCCAGCTTTGAAGGCTCCGAGGGTAGCGAGAAGGGCTGGGCTGTTACGCCGCCAACTCCTGGAGGACCGGGAGGAGGAGACCGACCGGATGGCGAAGCAAGTCCAGCGACACTTCCGGGGACTCCGGAACCGGGTGGACGGCATCCTCGGGCGATACATGGAGCGCGGCGCCGCCGAGTCCAAGACCTTCCCATTCGATGCCGATGAGCTGATGCCACCGGGCGAGATACCCAACCTGAGAGTGATCATTGAGCAGGCAACGCTTCGGATGTCCAAGAAGACAGTGGACGCCATCAATGCCAACGGGCTGGCAGGTACGCTGGATTGGTCGGAGAAGCTGCCATTGGTCCAATCGGTACTCGTCCAGGCACCGACCAGGGCCACGATGATCCACCGGACGACCAACGAAGCCATCCGCCGCGGAGTGGCGACAGCCCTTGAGCGCGGCTATTCTATCCAGCAATTGGCGAGAGGAGTACCGAATGACAAGTTCCCAGGTCTCCGCTCGATCCTGACCGAGACCGAGAACCGCTCCCGCCTAATCGCCAGAACCGAGATGATGCGAACCCAGAACCAGACCTCAGTGGGCTTCTACAAGGAGCAAGGCTTCGCCTACGTCCGCGCCGACGATGTAGACGGCGATCCGGACGATGACTATGTGGACCCTGGCGACCCATACGGTCGGACGTGCGCCGAGCGTAACGGCCAGATTTACACGGTCGAGGACGCCAACAACATTGACGACCATCCCAATGGGACGCTGAACTGGCAGCCGATGCCGCGGAATTACAAGCCGGAGGAGACCGTATGATTAACAAATTTATCATCTCGGATGCCAAGGTCTTAGACGATAAAGCCGGCATCGTCGAGGCATATGTGAACACGATGGGGATCCGGGACGCCGATGGGGACATCATCGACCCGGCTGCCTTCGACGCCAGCATCCGGTCCAATCTCCCCATCCCGGTCTTGGCGGGACACGACCAATCCAAGCTGGTCGGCAAGGTAGTATTCGCCCAGCCTGAAAAGAACGGCGCCGGGGACGAGCATCGGTTATACACTCGAATGCAGATGAACATGGACACCCAGGCCGGCCAAGAGACCTACTCAAACATCGCCGGCGAGTATATCCGGGAATGGAGCGTAGGTTTTAACCTCCCCGCTGGCGATGCGGTCGTCTATGACCGGGCAGGCAAGCAGACCACCAGGCGCATCCTTGACCTGGATTGGGTGGAGGTCTCAGCGGTTATCCGCGGGGCTTCCCCGTCTACATCGACCATAGCGGCAAAGGCTTTGAAGGCTCCGAATACCTACGCGACCAGGGAGGAAGCCGAGGCCAGGGCAACCGAACTCGGATGCTCAGGATCCCATTCTATGATAGTCGAAGGGGAAGACGTTTTTATGCCCTGCCGGACTCACGCCCGGTATGAGGTAGTCGCCGAGGGAAACGAATACACGGTCCCGGACCCGGAGGTCAAACCCTATCCCAACTTCCACGCTTGCCGAATCCTGGACCCGGACGCGTTCGACCGCTTCCGGACCTCCTCCGAGACCATCGAGGATGGGGACTTTGACGGCAAATCGATCGAGATACTTTTCGGGCGCCATGCGGAGTCCGGCGAGTGGTCACTTACGTCTTACCGGCTGCCAGTCGAGGAATGGACAGAGGCCGAAGCAAAGGCTTTCTGTCGCGCCCACGACGGCATCCTGTTTGAACCAGCCACCGGCGAGTCCATGATAGACGATCCAGTTGATACCGCCTCTGACACGGTCTTAGTAACCGCCTCGGACACGGCTAATCAACGGTTGCGCCTTGCCCGGATGCGCCTTGAATTGCAAATAAACCGATAAGGAGATACTGACTTTGGATACGAAAGAACTGAGGAATCAAGCTAGCGCGTTGCTTGACCAGGCCCAGACGGCCGTTGAGCAAGGCGAGATGGAGACCTTCCAGCGATTGGCCGACGAGGCCCAAGTCACGATGGAGAAGGCAGACCAGATCGACGCTGCCGCCTCCCAGGTACAGAAGCTCCGCGGGGAGTTCAACCAGCCGCTTAATAACATTCCGGTCACCTCCAACGATGTCGCTGTATATAACGCGATGGACAACACCGCCAGGATCAAGGGCGATTACAAGCCAGCATCGTGGGTGAAGGGGCTTCCGGCGATGGCCCAACCGCTCTGGGTGCAGGAGCAATGCGGAAGCAACGTCAAGGACGATGCTCGGTTTATGACCGACACGTTCATCAAGTGGTTCCGGTCGCCCAGTGAAGATATGTTTTGGAAGACGGCCAGCCCGGACGAGATCAAGGCGATGCAGGAAGACACCGACGCCGAGGGCGGTTTCTTCGTCCCGGAACAGTTCCTTGCACAGGTCATCCATGACACGGGAGTCCCAGGCTCCCAGCTTCGGCCCCTATGCACCG